ATGATTAATCTAATAACAGGCGTGCCAGGTTCCGGTAAATCTGCCTATGCTCTAACTGTAATGTTAAAGGAAATAGAACAGGGTAGGCCGCTTTTTGTTCATGGTATTCCGAACTTAAAGATTCCTCATACTTTAGTTGTTTGTGATTCTCCAACTTGTGAAGTTTGTCCCCAGTCACCTGTTGAACCTTTAGTTCTTGAAGAATTGCCACATGATTCACCGGATTTTTTAATTAAACAATATCAAATTGATGAGCGCAATTATCAAAAAAATTTAGCGGTTTATCATCTTGCAAAGGCTCGTCATGATTCTTTGTTGCGCGCTGATGAATGGCATATATGGGCTCCAGATGGTGCTTTATTATTTTATGATGAAGTACAAAATGTTTACCGTCCTGTTTCATCTAGTGCAAAGATTTTACCTAGTATTGCAGCATTTGAAACACACAGGCATAAAGGCTTAGATTTTTACCTCGTCACACAGTCACCGCTTTTGATGAATGCTAACGCGAGGCGTTTAACGGGTAAACATATTCATCTTAGACCAACTTGGGCAGGGCGTTTCCAGTATGAATTTCCTGAATGTAACGATAATACTAAAAATACTTCATCGGGCGTTAAAAGCTCATATAAGCTTAATTCTAAGGTTTTTTCTTTATATAAGTCCGCTTCATTACATACTAAGCAATCAAAAAAAGTTCCCTCTGTAGTTTATGTTTTAGTGGCTGTTTTCTTTGTTTTTGTTTTATTGGCTTATAAATTGAGTGATCGTTTTGGGGCTGTTTCTAATCCAGCTTCTATTGATTCAGTTTCAGCTCCTGTTTCTTTACCTCTTTCTAATTCTCGTTCTATTCTTAATAAATCTAAAACCGTTAAACCTTCTTTAGATGATCGTGATTTATTTTCTGTTTCTAAATCTAAAATTACTTTTTTAGATCGATTAATGAATGATTTTAGACCTCGCTTGGCTGCTTTTGTTGTTCGTTCTGGGTATGGAAATATTTCTGGTTATGTCGAGTTTTATCAAAAAACAAATCTAGTTGAGGTTTTTAGCTTTGATGAATTGCACGGCTTAGGGATCGCAATAGTTAAAAAACCTTATGGGGTTGATCTTGTAACCTCTTTTGATTCCTATCCTGTATCCAGCTGGTATTTGCCAAAGCCCAAACAAAGATTTAATTCAAAACTACAAAAGGTGGCTTCTAATGATTTCTAAAGATTGTTTTTCCTGTCCTTTCTTTCATTTCTGCGAACGTGATCCAGCTCTTATCTATAAGGCGGCTAGTCTATGAATACAATATTTAGTGTAATAATAAGAGCAATAACACGTGATCTTTACTACTGGATTAAGAGAAAAATCACTCGTCTTTGATTATTTGGTAATAACTTACTAAAGCCACTTCTATTAATTCCGCGTTGCTCTCTGGTTGCCGTTTTAGCCATTCAAGTAAGTAGGGCGGTAACTTAATCCCTAATTGTTTTTTCTTGTCCTCTTTAAAGGGTCTTCCTCCTTTGTTCATATTTTCCACCATACGTAATATATTATTGATACATAAGCGCTTAATTCTATTAGTCCCGTAATTATTGCAAATAATACTGCTATTATTTTAATGAAAGATTCCATTAGTTTACACTTCCGCATTTTAGTCGTTTAAAATAGTTTTTAGCTTTTTTCTCTGTATTCCATTGTTTTATTAACCCTTTTTCTTCTATGTCACATATTGCGCCTTTGTATTCTGTTTGCCCTGTGAATCCGTCATAGTCATTGATACATATGTTAAATAATTCAGGGTTTAGTTTTATTTCTTTGATTGAGATAGTAGCCATTTTCTTTCCTTTTTAAGTTTCTCTAAGTTAGTTATAGTATATACCTAAACTCTTACTTTGTCTAGTTAAAGTATATATTAAAACCACCTAAAACAACTAAAAAAGTATATACCTTTTCTAGCTCTTTAGAGCCTGTTTAAGCGTCTTTTTCTCTACCCTTACCGCTAGTATCTAAAATCAATTATCGTTAAAAGCCTTATTTATCAATAACTTACGAATCCTTTAAAATCAATAACTTATATCATTTTGATACTTGTAACATTTAATCAAGTATTTAATTGAAAACAGACGAGCCTAGCCCACATTCTTCCTTTCACCTTCGATACTCTCATAAAATAAAACCTGTACTTATTTTGATTCCTCATAATTTCGCCTGTTTGATTTTATGTAACAGTAATCAACTTGAATCCTTACAATCTCGCCTGACCTCATAAAATAAGAACAAAAACCACTTCACACTAACAAATGCCTTTTTTTAGAAATGATATTCGTGATTTCGTTTACAGGTAAAACATAAGTAAACATTAAGACGATTGACGACGACTCACGGAGGAGGATTGAGGATTTTTTCTTTTCCAGCGGTCGCGGTTGCCATTGATAAGAATGTGAGAGTCCACATACTATAACCAGTGGACTCTTGTCCCGTATCTGGAATTTAGCACATATATTTTTGTTTTCTGTTTACAAGTCGTAGTGTTATCGGTATAAGCAAAAAATCGTAATATCGTGTTTTTGGGGTTTGGTGCTAACTTCGCATAATGTGGTTGAGCATTATGTATAGAAAAGCCCGTGTAAACTTTCGTCTACACGGGCTTTTGTTTACATAGTCTCTGTTATGCGAGGTTACTCAATAACTCTTATTTCTTTATAGTATCCATTAGTACATTTAACTGTGTTGTTGTTTACTGTTTTTGATCCGTTCATACACTCTTTTAGTGTTTTTGCTTCAACCCATACGCGTCTTGAATATTCTCTTTTTGGCGCTATTATTTTGTATCTGTATTCCGTTTTTATTTTTGTTTTTTCAGTTAGTTCTATATTTTCATAACTTTTTAGGCTTTGAACAAAATCACGGCTATTTTTTATTATGAATTTATTTATTATTCCGTTTTCTTTGTTGATTACGCTTTCAACTGTAAAGCTTGTAATGAGTAAAAATCCGATTATTTTTATTTTTTTCATAAATAAACATCGTATTTTTTTTGCCAGAACTCTTTTTTATTGGCTGTCTTTGCCTTTTGAATTTCCATATCGATAATTACTTTTAATTTATCTATTTCTAAAATTTCAGCAATTCTTACTGCAGTAAAGTTATCCATTCCGTTTCTTTTTCTAATGTTTGCAATTCCTCCGCTGTCTATTCCTATTAGCTTTGCTAGTTTGTAATCACTGTTTAAGTGTTCTTTTTCTTTTGCTTTATCTAGCCATTCGTTAGCATTCATTTTTTTATCTCCTGCTTATTTTCTTCAAGATAGAGCTATAACTTACAAATGACAATGACTTTAGGTTGACAGTACCTTTAGTTTGTAAGTATTATTAGCTTACAGACTAAAGTTATATTTTCACCCATTGAAGGCAAGCCAATGACAGACCAAACACAATTAAATAATCAGGAATTATCTTTTCTTATAGATATTCTTCAAAAAGTAGATACTTATTCGATTGAAACTGAAATGACTTTTTTCCAGCTTTCAGGTTTTCAGGCTAAATATGTTAAAAATCATATTATTTTTGCATTAAAACAGATTAACTCTGGTGCGCTTGCCAGCTCTCTTCCTTTAGCATCAGATAGCACGACTGAAGAGGGCTACTAATGACTACTTACTGGCTTGGTAATTTTATTATTGTATTAGTTGTTTGTTTATTTTTGACCTCTATTTATTTTTATCAATCTGAGTTAGATCATGAATTAGCATTAAAAAAATTAGAAATATCTGTTTGTAGTGAGGATTCTACTAATGATTAAATTATTTACTGTCGGTACTGCATTAAGTCCTTACAAATTAAGCCAACGCTTACAAACTAAGTTAAAGATTTTTGATCCTGAAAAAGTTGATTTAGTTAATCTTCAAAAAATGGCTGCTTCTGTTACTCCTACTCAATATCGTTCTGTGGATGCTTTAAAAGAGCATAACCGCCTGAAGGACGAGGACTCACGGACGAGGATTGAAGGCGGGCAGGCTCACAAAGAAAAAGCCCCCCCCCATTACTAACAGGGGGGTAAGTGGAACATCAGTCACCACCTTAAATCCTCACAATTCGCAGAATAATGATTTTAGCTGGGTTTCTAGCTTTGATTCACTCGAACAGAAAAAAGTTTTTGCTAAAGGTTCGTCTGGTCGCTTTGATTCTGTGATTATTCCGTTACCGGATACTAGCGTTAAGTTTGAATACTCTTTTATTGATTACATTAATTTTACTTTTCGTGTATCTGATTTTAATTATCAAGGTGTTTCGGATCGTGATGTAGTTTTGAGTTTATCGCCTATTCTTCAAGATATATTTGGCTTTGGTGTCACTAATGAAAGGGATAGAGGGCTTAATTTTTACGCGGCCTCTTATGATTTAGGGATTAATGGCTGGGGTACTGTTTGCATCGGTGGTCAAAAAGATACGATTTTAGTCACTGTTAAAGGTCAAGGCTTAATGGCTGCAAAACGTACATGGGCTAAAAATCTTCATAAATTTTTATTACCTATGGAGTCGGGAAAAATTACCCGTGTTGATTTAGCGCATGATTCTTTCGACTCTGAACAAACGCTAGATGATTACCTTTCCATGTATAAAGCTCAAATGTTTGATAATCGCGGTCAAACTCCTAATGTTGAACAGGCTGGAAACTGGATTGAACCCACTGGAAAAGGTCGTACTCTCTATGTTGGCTCTCGTTCTTCCGGTAAATTATTAAGAATATACGAAAAAGGGCTTCAATTGGGGCGTGGTTTCTCTGAACTGTATAAAAACTGGGTTCGTACTGAATTAGAGTTGAGAAATGATGGTCGTATTATTCCGCTTGATGTCTTAAAAAATCCCGCTCAATACTTAGCCGGTGCTTATCCTGCTTTAAAGCGTTTTTCGATTGTTCAAAAAGTAGCAGAAACAGCCAAAAAATCAGCGGTCGCAACAGTAGCAACAGCAACAGAAATATTAAAAAATCAGTTCGGTAAGTATATCTGGGTATTTAAAGAACTTTATGGAATGGAAAGGGCGTTCGAGATGCTCACCAAAGGCAAGGAAGAGCCACCGGCTAAACTTGATTTACAAGATCATGAAAGCTTTAACCCTTTATTAAATTTAAGCCCAGTTCGGGCGGTTACTTTTGAGGAAATAAGAATATGAAAATGTTAGTTTTAGGTGTTTCATTGCATCAAGGCGAGTATGAAGGAAATAAGTACGATTATATGAAGGTTTATATGGTTGCGCGTCAACAACAATCTGATGAAAGAAAGGGTTCGGCTGGTATTGATATGCGTGCTGATTCTTCTTTATTTCAACAAGCGTCAAAGATTGATTTTAAACAGCCTCTTTTTTGTGATCTTGAAACAGAAATGCAGGCGACTGGTGGCGGTAACATGAAGGAAACTATTGTAAATATTACCCCTTGTAAGCCTTAA